AAGTGCAACTCTTTGGGGGTGCGATCATCATTAACAATATTAAAGCAGCTCAGTTCCCCCACTGGAAAATATGCGGGGCAAAAATCACAGCGAGTACACTCATACGCCATATGCCTATGAGTAGCAATTCTCACGTGAATTGGGCTCCCGTGTATAGTATAAATCGTTTGAGACATATTAACTGATACCAAAATAATTATTTAACTAAAATAATTTCAGTTTTTTTTTAGGTTAATAAATATTGAATAACTAAAATAGAAAGGTCTCTTCCTAGAATATTTTCAATCTCTTTGAATATCGTGTTATGTATATTTGATCTTACATACTTTCTATCGCACATATTACATATTCTTACGTAAAAATCAGGTACTGTTAGCTCTGGTAATGTTTTGGACATTAATATATTAGTGGTATATTGAGGATATTGTTCTATGCATAAATCGCAATGATCCATGTGTAAATCAGGCCTTTCGTTTATACTTGGTAATAATATTACACTGGGTATTTTACTAAAATATATTTCCCAAAAAGCCCATTCTAATTTATATTCTTCAAATATGTTTATTTTTTCTGATTCTTCACTCATCTATATTCAGATTGACAAAGTCGCTAAATGTATAAAATTTTTAAAATATCAATTTTTTTTAACATTTATAAAGATTTTTATTGTTTTATACCGATTTATATAGAATTTATAATGATATACATTCGTATACATGATGGTGTTGATAAAGATAATAAGCATAAATTCAAAATATTGGATAAAAATGACAAGATAGTAACAGATAAAGTCGTATTAGAATATATAAAATCATTAGTTATACCCCCTGCATATCAAAATGTTAAAATATTCTATGAAAAGAATCCAAAAATATTATTTGAGGGATTTGATGATAAAGGAAGGAAACAACAAATATATTCGGCATCCCATAAGAAAAAAGCCATGACAAAGAAATTTTGTAGTCTACTTGATTTTGGTGATGTATTATCAAAGATTGAGGGTGACATAAATAAATATATTTCAAGTTCTAAATTAACAAAAAATAAAATCATTTCATTAATATTAAAAATTGTTATGTTATGCGGGTTTCGAATAGGAAATCTTAAATATCAAAAGTTATATAATTCGTTTGGTATATCGAATATTTTTACAAGCCATATAAATAAAAAAGGCGCTAGTATATTTATTCGATTTATAGGAAAAAAGGGAGTACTTAATGAATGCGAGGTTACTGATAAAATATTAATCAATGAAATAGAAAAGTTAATTAATGGGAAAAAATCCAACGAATATGTGTTTACATACAAAGATAAAAACGAAGAAACAGTAATAACAGCCAATGACATTAATAATTGGTTAAAAAGTTATCATAAAGATATTACTAGTAAAATGTTCAGAACATGGGATACTAATTTAATGTTTATTGAAATTATGCGAACCCATGAAGATCCGGTTAAATTAACAATCACAAATAGAAAAAAAAATGTAATAGAAGCCATGAAGAAAATATCTAATCAAATTAATAATACACCAACCGTATGTAAGAGTCAATATTTACACATAGATTTATGGACCATGTATATAGATGAACCAAAAACTTATAAAAAATATTTTAATACGGATGCAAGTACTAAAATATCATTTTTAGGTTATTTAAAGAATTATTGTAAATAACGGTATTATAAATAAATTTATTATAGATAAAGTTAGTAATAATATTACGACTCAGTATATTGCATATCTCCGGTAGTTGGCTTTTCGGTGGTTTCTACCTTGGAAGCCTTTCGCTTAGTTTGTCTATCTGAAACATATGAGTAATACTTAGTAGTAGCGTCTCGAATAAACTTAACAGTATTTGCCTCATCTACACCGCATACTGTATGATAATGTGAGATTACAGTTCCGATAATAGTGTCATTAACGGTCTTGATTCCACGAGTGTCAATCTCCTTTTCGAGCATTCTACCAACTCGCATTAATAGTTCGCATACAAGAGTCGAGCAAAAGTTCTTGAATAACTTACTGACACTTGTAAAGTTATATACATCTGTCGCACTACCATCAGCATCAGACTTTGAAGCGGCTAAATCCATACGTGTTTCTCGGCATGTTTCAGCGACATAATATCGAAATTGATATTGAGTTTCCTTATCAACTCCATCAAGAGTAAAAACATCCATATCCTTTTCCTTAGCCTTATCATGCTTAACAGTTGTCTCATCATCCGGTTCATCAGATTCGGATACTTTTTGAGGAGTATTTAAATATTCTTGAGCCTTTCTAAAAGTATCGAGATTAACAATAAGAGGATATAGGGGGAATCTATCATTGAATCCTTCTTTAGATGTATCAAGTGCATGCGAAAGTTGAATAATCTTTTTCTTATCGGAAACACAGCATACAGTTCCATTAAGTGCCAATTGCTTAACAACATATTCAACTAATGCCGAAAGGAATACTCGGGAATTTGTGCTAAACCTATTCTTAAGCTTAGTCACCTTATCAACGGCCTTCTTCCATTCATCGCTCTTGTCCTCTGATTCATATTGCGCCTTAGTCCTCACGTAATCGTCATAGAATGTAGAATCATACTTTAGATTGAATGCTTCAACATCAAAAGCAGATAAATCAGAATCTAAATAGCTTTCTTCGCATTTTCCATCAAATTCTTCCTTTGCTTGCACTCTCGCCGTATTATATGCCTTTCGAGTAGCTTCGGGCATATTGGATACCTTTAACTTAGAATAATCTTCTCTTTGCAAAGAATCATATTCCTTCGTTGCGACCTCAATATAATCACGAGTTCGTTGACTAAGTTGAGCGACAGGTGTACCTTTTACCTCTTCAGATACTTCCTTGCCTTCAACAACTCGAGTTACAGTATGGGGTCGAGCGTTCTTCAATTCAGTTAATGCCGCATAGGCTTCCTTATTTAGTACATAATTTGAAACGACGTTCTTTACCTTTGCTGGAGAGATATTAATGCCTGTAGTCTTAGCGAGAACCGGCCTACTATTTACCTTACGCACTGTAACCTTTGATGTTTGATCTACACAATTTGCGCTATCAGCCCCAGCACTACTACTGGTAGTAGTACCAGTAGTACTACTAGTACTCGAGCTAACTGTAGGCACAACTTCCTTCTTTTTCTTTGAAGATTTGGGCTTTTCGGCATCTGTTTTAGGTGTTCTCCTGAGCTTCTTAGTTTTTACAACAGTATCCGATAGCAATACGGCATTATCGGCTGGAACAAGTGAAACCACTGAAGATTTCGTCAAACTCTTCTTGGGCTTTGATGCAGTTTGCTTTTCGACCTTAGTTGAAACAGACTTAGTTGAATCCTTCACCATTGTTAAAATTTCTTTCGTTTTAATATATCATATTAATCACACATCTTTAGATAGAAATTATCGCCCAATTTCATAAATAACCGGTTATTTCTAATTAAAGAATAAATATAAAATCCTTTCTGAAATTTAAATTATTAAGTCAATATATAATAATTTATAAAATTAAATAATTAATTGATATAAATAATGAACGTAATTAACCAACCAACGTTTATAATTTCTGTTGTTAACTCAGTTAGACATAAAATAAAAAGAGAGATAACTGACCACGAAGAAAACTTAATAATTAAATGCATTAAATCCGTTCCGCAAAAATTCTTTACCCAATATACACAATCCGAAATAATAGATACTATAACAAAAACTGTTATAAGCGAATTGCAATTAAATCAATCTCGAAGTAATGTGGATATTCATGAGATGTTAAAAATGAACTTGACTGATGAAACAAATTATGATGATGACGGCATCAAGCGTGATATATCTAATAATGCGTCAATCAATATAGAATCAATATTTGGACTAACAAACGTGGCCGATGTTGTAGAAAAGGTTAAAAACCCTAATAAAAGTGTTAATACATCATATTTATTATTAGATACAAGGCATAGAGTAATAGAAAACGATGGCACTGATTATTTTAAATGGAATCATATAAATAGTGTTACTATGGCACAGGGTACAATCAATTCTACTGATAGCATTCGTAATATTTTATCAATAAAGATGATGCAATTCAGATTACCTTTAGTTGAAGGGGTTGATAATATTTATAAAAGAATAACTGTTCTTATACATGAATTATCATCACAATCAATTATTGCACATGAAGATCGTAGATTTCATTTTATGTGTATGTTAAATAAAGATAATCCATCCCCGGGTTGGACTGAATTATCGGCCGATGATCATTCTAAGGGTGAATTTAAATTTAACAAATTAATTACTAACTTAGATACAATAACAATAAGTTTTGGGTCGCCAATTAGCTTAATTAAATTTGATACAGATAGACTTAATGGGAAAATAACATACGGAAACCCAACTATTATAGAATTCCCCACTAGTCATAACTTAAATACTAATGATATAGTGTATATATCAGATTTTACCACAATTAACAGAAATGGGGATTTTGAATTAATTAATTCAATTAATAAAACAAAGGGATTAGTTGCGACTGTAATATTAAATAATAGAATTTCTGTACCGATAGACACTAGTTTATTAGTAACACCATTAACGGGGACTTTAAATTCGCCTAATGTGGTATTAGTTGGAAATATAACATTAACAGCTAAATCATCTATTGTTTCGGGTGTTGGCACTATGTTTATGGTCGATTTACAAGTCGGTGATTACATAAGACCTTTAAATACCAATGAAATATTTCAGGTAAAGGAGATATTAAATAATTCAAGCCTTGTTATAACAACATTTCCAAATATCAGTGGGGCTTTTCAATATTTATTGACATCGAAAAAAATAATAGGAGTTGGTACACTATTTAAAACAGAGTTAAAACCGGGGGATCGCATTTTAATTAATGATGGAAATATGTCTGAATATATAGTTTATTCTATTGAAAGTGATACTGAATTAACTATAACTAAGCCATATAAGGGGCCCGACGGTATAGGCTTTATTTTTAGTAAGGATAATTCTGTAGATAATTTATATGAGGTATATTTCGGGTCTAAAAGAATTTTTATTATGCTTGAAATAACATATTTACCGCAATTATAATATGAAATTTTAAATATATTAAATATATAAAAATGGAAGAAACAAAAAGCAACCTTCAGCAAAAGATTCAAGACCTTGAACAGCATTTCAAGGAATTGGAAACAAGTCTTAATGAATCGAAGAAAAAGGTAGTTTCTAATGAAAGTGCTTTATTGACTTGTTTACAGCAGTTAATGCCTTTGCAAAATATGTATTTAACTAATATTGTACAAAATTTACAAAAGCAAGTCCAAGATAAGACTTTAGAAATTGAGGTTCTAAACAAGAAATTATGTGAAAAGAATAAATCAAAAGATGAATAAAAGTAAATAATTATATTACTATTCTTTTTTTGATGTAATATTATAGAAACAAGCTTAATGCCATCGAAATCGAATAAAAAACAACAAAAAAGAACTAGTTCTAAAAAGAAAGAAAACAAGAAAGAAAACAAGAAAGAAAACAAGAAAGAACCCAATAAAGAAAAGACTGAACAGCCCCAAGATAGTAAAAAAGATAGAAAAGCTAATAAACAAGCTACTAAAAAGGAAGCCAAGAAAGAAAAAGATAATAAAAATGGAAATAAAAATTTGATTTGTTTGGATAATATTAAAGCATGTTTAATGCATCAAAATGTAGAAAAAGCCTATAAAAATAATATACAGCATGTTAATAAAGAAAAACATGACAAAGTTTTAGAAGAATCCAGTTCATTTATTTTAAACAGCTGCGACGCACCTTCTGGAAAATATTCTGTTTATTTTACAGCGGGTGAATACGAGTCTAATGTATTAATATTACAATCAGCAATTAATGCATATAAAAAAATAAGAAAAATCAAACCGCATGTTGTAATTAGTTCATCCGAACATGAATCTATTGTAATATTTACAAAATCATTATTAGATAGTGACCAAATTGAATTAACTATAATAAAGCCAAATGCTTACGGATGTGTCTTATCAGATACTGTCCTAAAGTCATTAAAACCTAATACATGTATAGTAAGTATAACATATATTAATCATGAATTAGGATCAGTGAATAATATAGAAAAAATTAGCGAAATATTACATGAAAAACATATACCATTGCATAGTAATTGTTCGTATATATTCGGAAAACATAAATTGGATTTGAAAAAAACTAATATTGATGCGGTTACAGTATCTTTTGATAAAATAGGCGGGCCTATTGGCATAGGTGCTTTAATAATATGCAATGATTTGATGAATGGATATAAATTGGGCGAACATTCGACTTTGTTGGAGAAAACAGGGCCTTATAGTATTCCCGGCATAGTATCATCAATTGAATCACTCAAAATTAGTATGACTAACAGAAAATCAAAAAACGCGGAACTCTTAAAACTCCGCAATAATATAATTGACGAACTTAGTAAAAGTAGCCAATTATTAACATTTGCTAATTTTATGAAATCTGATGAACCACCCCTCGATGAAACTAAAAAATCCAAAAATAAATTTGTAATATTAGGACCACCAATTGATAATGAATCATATTATACACCTAGCATTTTATCGTTTATAATCATAACACAAAAAAACAAATCATGTGATATTATAAAACAAGAATTAAGTAAAAAAAATATAATAATAGGAGTTCCGGACCATCATAATATTATGTATAATGATATAGGAATACCCGTAGAAACTCAAAAATATATAATAAGAATATCGTTATTCGACCATATAAAGAAATCTGATATAGACGTGTTTTTAAAGGAATTAAAAACTTTGATTTAATTATTGTATGTTAGTACGTTCATCAATTATTTCGGTTAATATTTTCAATTCTATTGTGTTTTTATCCATTAATATGGAAAACATTAATGGTTTGTTTTCATGGGCGTATATTATAATATTTTCAGATAATAACGCCGAACTTATCGGCTTAACATAATCGATTTTGAAACTAACCCTAAATGTTTCGTCTTCTAGTAGTTTAGACGTAAAATTAATATTTTTATTATTTCTAACTATATGGTATGATTTTATTTTTTTATCATGTTTCATATATTCAAAAATAAGCGGCTCTTTTGGGCCATCTTGCCTTATGGTTATCTGGTCCGAAAATGCCCGTATATCAGATATCATTTTTTTAAAATATCGACCAGGTAATTCGAATTTTATTGTATAATCTTTATCTAAAAACATTCCCTCATTCGTTATCTTGTCATATTCGCCTATTAATTCTATTCTATGTGATTCATCAATTTCAATGTCGTTTTTTAATATTATTCTGATATCTTTTTGTGTATAACCAGTTTTAGATAATAATACTATGCTAGTATATGTTTTATCGATGGTAGCCATAATCAATTCTGGGTTTTTACATGTCATGCCGATGTCGAGTTCTTCAGGGCAGTAATAGTGATTTACTTTATCCGCATTAATCTTTATACGCATTTTGCTTTTTTTATGATGATCTTCACTCCATAAAATAACTTCCTTGGGTCTAAAAATAAGCTGTATTTTATCAACCGCCATTAATTTAAAATATTGCCATATTTTTTTAAAGATTAGAGGCTTGTCATATAAAAATTCTATATAATTAGCATCATCTTTTGGTTTTTCAACTATACCGTTTCGGGGTCTTGGTTCTCTTATTGGAGTTTTACGCGGTCGACCCGGTTTTTTCTTATTGCTGTTTTTTTTTGATTCCTCTGCGGTTTTATCATTTGCCGCATTTGTATCTGGCGATTGGTCTGAATCATAATCTGTTCCATACGCCGGATCTAACATTAATTATAAAAAATATTTGTAAAATATTACTATATTAATTATTTTCTTTATATTTAATAAGGTTTTTAAAAAAAAATAGTTATATTTATTTAATTATCTAAAGGCCAAGGGCAGCGCGTTCGAGTTTATCAAATCCATCGCGACGTCCGCTAAATCCAGATCGTTGACTATTGGCATAGAATGAATCTGGTCTACTAACATCAGGCGCTGCATAATTTCCGTCGTATTGAGCATCATACAATTCCTTGCTTATTTCATAGAACGTAGGAGGTTCGACAGAGCCCAGGAAACCACTTCTAGCTTGTGATGGATACATCTGTAGGCCACTATAAGCACCGCTTTCAAGTGCAGAATTTGCTCCGGTATTTACTGATAAATAACTGGGACCTAGGTACATCCCTTCCTTATGAAGGGCTTTATGGTCCTTTTCTAATTTAGCTAATTGAGTTCGCTGAACCATGAAAACTTGATAGAATAATCCTAACATCAGAAGGATAATAAGGGCATATGTATACTGAAAACTTTTATTAATCGAATCGTTATCCATTCGTAAATATTATTATGTTATATTATAAATATAGAAATATACTTTTAGAAAAAATAATTAAAAAATAATTAAAAATATAATAGTAAATAATAAATAACTAATAATTATTTTTTAAATTAAAAATGTTTTATTAAATATGCTCACGAAATCCTATTGATTTCGCCCTTAAAGGCACCATATCAGTTGATAAATCTTCGTATTCTATAGTCATCATACGACCCTCAAATTTATCAGAAAACCCTTTGCCTTTATTTGCCGATGAATCTTTAAATAATTGATATCGCTCGTCGTATGTTATATTTTTTGGAGTTGCGTTAAATAATTTGTTAGTGTCATGGGTCTTACAAATCCATATTATCGCACCTTTATCCTTGCCTTTTGTTCCTTGTGAAAACCCAACTACTTCAAATTCATCCGTATACGTCATTTTCCGTTTAAGTACATATTTGCTTCTGATAGATGTATTATTCTTAGTCGGGTGTGTTAAATACAAACTGTCGAAGTTACGCAATATGATACCTTCATATTTTTTTTTCAAGAATTGTTTGTATAATTTTTCTTGCATTTCGAAGGTATCAGCTTTTATTGTTTCAACCCTTTCGATTTGTTGGGGGTTATCTAACTCATCAAATAAATCTTCTAAATACCCCAAACGTTCTATAAATTTTAATTTTGGGGTAAGTGGGTAGAATATATCAAATACATGAAATTTGATGCCTTTATATTCGGGTATTGAATCTCTGTCAGGATTTCTCACGGCTCCCGAAATGATTTGTAAATTTAACCCATGTTTATATAATTCTCCATCTATGTATATACTTTGATTAGACTTAAAATCCCACATATTAATTAGTCCAGGCAATAATTCTTCCTTTATTTTATTAAATCCTATATAATCTTTTTTTTGCCGACTGTATAATATAACATTAGATATATCAGGATTGTGATTTGGATTTTTATTAAGAAATGCTATACATCTCGCCCCGTCAAGTTTAGGTTGTACGAATAAAGGAAATGATAGATTGTCCTTTTCATCATCAAATTTACACACCAACATTGGAAAATACATTACCCCTGTACTTTTTGTTTTAGTTTTACTATTAAATTCTTTAAATATTCTCGCTCCATTTTCTATTCTCTTAAGATATTGAGACCTTGCTATTACTAAACCTTGTTCAAATGAATTACGTTCATTACTTTTACCTTCATTCTTAATTTGAGGATAAGTTGGTGGATGTCTTGATATTTTCCCGTCTATTACACCCGTTTCTACCCATAACTGTGATCTAGTGCCGCTGGGAATATTATCTCCATTTAAATACACGGCCTTCACAGGTACCGTATCGTCTTGCATTAAATCCCAATCTATATCATGCTTTTTTTCACCCCCTTTAATTAATCTAACACTTATAGTCCATATCCGAGTTTTATTATTATTATCCGTATGGTATAAACTTGGAAATATATAAGAACCCGTTGTATCATCTATACTACCAGGAAATTTAGTAAAATCTGAAAATTGCCTTTTGTCTGAAGACATCTTTATTTATATATTATCGAAATTCAAATTTAGATAATTTTATATTAAAAAAAAATAATTACACGAAAAACGTGGTTTGTTTAGCGACCTTCTTCTTCATCCGAATCGTGTTCGTCTAAATTAATTTTATTTTGCATGTTATTATAAAACTTTTTGGTTAATTCAGTGTCTTCTTCCATCATAGATGATTCGTCATCCTTATTTTCTAGATTATCGTGCTTTTCGGATTTTTCAGTTGTCTCCTCGGTTATTGTAGCCATTTTGGACAGAGTAGATTCTAACTCAGACCGAGTTGGTTGCTTTTTTGATGCGACTTTTCCCATTGATTTGGTCTGGATTGGTAATTTTTCGGATTGCGGGATATCTCTTGAATCTGATACATTTTTATTTTGCATACCATGCTGCATACCATGCTGCATACCATGCTGCATACCATGCTGCATAGAATGCTGCATAGGATGCTGCATAGGATGCTGCATAGGATACATTGGTAGATTAGGATTGTGGCGTTGCATGGGATGCTGCATGGGATGCTGCATGGGATGCTGCATGGGATGATTTAATGGAGGTGTTTGCTTAGAACTTGGATAACAAACTGGTTGTATTAAACTACTAGGTATAGGTGGTGCCGTAGTCTCTGAATTTTCCTTTAATACATACCATACAATAACTATAATCAAAACAATTACAATAACTGCTAATGTTATTACTAACCACGACCAAGATGAACTTGTTTTTGTGTCTGATGATGATTTAGTTTCTTCATCGGTTGGTTCATGTTTTAAACCTAATACATCGAATGTATTTTCCTTTTTTAATATAGTTTCAACATCCGGGTCAGTATTTTTAGGTGGTTGGATTTCCTTTGTACTTTTCCGATAATTAAATTTGGTACTGGAAAGATTAGGCAATACTTGAATATTATCAGTCATTTGGGTTACTATGAATTATATAAATTATGGGTTGTTAATTATAAAGAATCTTAAAATAAATGTTCATAATATATTCTTAATTAATTGAATTTATTTTTTGATTTATTTAATAAAGTAAGTATATTTTTATATATAAGTTAATAAATAAGAATGTTAAAGAATATTAATGCAAAAATAACGCAATTAGACAAGTTATATACAAAAATACATAAACATGCTGATTCTATATGTCGATTACAAACATACGACACGGACCTTGAAATAGACACTGAAAAAATATTAACATGCATTTTTGATAATGAAAAAAAATTAGAAAAATTAGCTAAAATGAATGATACAAATGATGAAGACAACTTGGATAAAGTGTTCGAAGAATGGCATTTAATAGAAATGACTGTATATAATATAGACTGTATAATAGACATAATAAATACTCTAATAAATGATATTGATAGTTATGTAGCTCAGGAAATTCAAAATATACATAAATTATATAATAGCATAAACAAGCAATTAAAAATATACAAAGACAAAACAGAAGCGATTAATATAAAATTCACTGGTTTACTGGAATCATATATCAGCCAGGATATAGATTTTTCAAATCCCCCGATAAAAAAAATAGATAATTACACAGAATTAGTCAAAAAATATCCGTTTTCAGTTGATATATATGCATCAATAGTACAAGTCATATTACAGGGTTGTATCAAAATAGATGGTAATTTTTGCGACGAAATTACTAAACGCATTGAATCAGTTAAGGATTATATTATTTTGGACGGACTTCCATCCAAGTTAAATACAAAAAGCCTACATACGTATAACCCGCACATTAAAACGTTTGGTTTAACTCCAGCCGATGCTTCAAAACCATTAGAAATACTGACGAATGATTTATTTTCTAAGTCTGTAAAATCAAGTTCCGGATTAACTAAAATAGCCGATGCTCAGGATGTTTGTATATTAATACTTAATAGAGTAATTGATAAACCGATTGAATTTAAACTATGGAATTTAATTGATTGGGATAAATCTAAAAATTTTACACAACCTGAATTAGCGGGGGTAAATCAAATGACAATAGAAAAATATAATACAATTCAATATATACCAATAGAAAAACGATTAAAATGGGACTTCAGTGTGGAACATTATGGAAAACTATCTAGTGAATATATGATAGTTTTTGAAAGATTAGCTTTAAATTCTTATAGATTACTTAACTTATATAATCCTTTAAAAAATAATAACGATTTTTCAGGTAAAAAAAAATCAGGAGGCGGGGTATTAGAGACAAAAATACACCGAAATCGCATATCGGAATTAATAGAATTCGTAAAGAATTCCAGTTCAATCCAACAAAATACAAGAATAAGTGAATACCATAATATACAAGAAAATATTTTATTAAAAAACGCCTTTCTTGATCATGGGTTTGATACAAGTAAAATTAATATAAATTCGCAAATAATAGAATCTAATCTTCTTAGACATGAATTATTTATAGGTATAACTAAAGCATTTGATGAACTTTTGAAAAAAGAGTTTAAAGATGGCAAAGCAATTAAAACAAACAAAGACTTAGCCATACTAATACATCATAAAAAAATATTAGATGTGTTTAATAGTATCATAATAGAGCAATATGATAAATATAATCAAAATAATGATAGCAGTTTTCCATTTTCCGAGATATTCAAATCATTTCTTTCATATTTAAGTATTTTGAGTCGAAATATATCACGGGATATTCACAGTACGTTTGTTGCTACAAAAATAAATTCATCTGTATTCGAGGAAGATGAATTAAGTAAACGGATATTTATAAAAAAAATGTTTGAAGAAATTATAAAAAAAGTTTTAGAAAAATCAATAAACGATAAACGAAATGTGTATCAATCATTATTATTTAAAAATAAATTGTTAGAGCTATCTATTTATTAGAAATAATTAAATTTAAAAGTTGGAATGATTTATTTTTTGAATAATTATATTACGTTAAAGATATAACAAACTATAATAACATATATGAGTGACATAAGTCCTTTGATGGAACAAACTAATCCCGACGTAAAACAAAATTCTAATATAGTTATTAGTAAAGATAATAATGAAACTGACTCAAAAAAAAATAACACGACTGTATATACTTATATATTATCATTTATCATCGTAGGTTTAATATTATACCTTTTATATTATTCGTTTTGTTGTTTCTATAATAATCAGGAAAATAATGAATCATTCATTACTAAACCGATTAAGACAGGAATAGATTCTGACAAATCATTTGATATCGAATCTGAAATTAGTAAATTACGCAGAGCGCAAGAGAATTATCTAAAATCAATTAATGATAACAACTAATATCATTTAAAATTTATTATGAAACAAATTGTTTTTTAACCGAATTAACATCGGCGATTATTAATTCAAGAGCTTCATGCAATAATTTAACTGATGCATTATGTCTAATTTTAACCGTGGATTCTTCAGTTAGTGGGTGATTCACGGCAGAACACACAAATTGAACATCATTATATACTATATAACAATATTTACTAATAATATTGGCTATAGTCCAGTATTCGCCTTTTAAGTGAAAATATTTGACATCACCTTTTGTTTCTAATGTAATTAATTTTGATAGATATATTTTATCAGTCTCTTTAATTTTTTTAACGTCTGATAAAATACCTGTTATGGTATTAATAATTAATTCGCAGCATAATGGCATTATATCTTTAGCATTTCTATTTCTATGAGTTGTAAATCCTATACGAAAATGTGATGGACTTGAATTAAGAGAACTTTCACCTTTTTTTGAAAATTTATTTTCAACAACAGGCTCAACGTCTAATATTTCATATGATATATTAGCAAGTGGTGAAAATTTACCTGAGTTCTCTTTACCGATTCCTTTCACAAGTTTAATATTATTAATATCTAATTTAGTAGCGGGTCTTAGTTTAATTAATGAAATTGTCGTAGTTACATAATCACCTATTTCTAATTTTTTTGTTTTATTATGTATTATTAAATCTCTCGTATAAACATCTATTATATCATCAGTTGTATTTTCAATGCTTAGTGATAATATTATATTAGCGACATCATCATCGGAAATGTCTTGTGTAAACGGAACCATTTCTATATTTTTTTTCAAGAAGTCAGTCAATATAAACCTATCGTCAGTTTTTATATTTTCTTCATCGACATCCATACTGTATGATGGTATCTCATCTATAAGATATCTGCGGATACAATTAGCAAGGGCCGATGACGCATCAGTTAATTCGAACGAAACAGACTGCTTTGGGTTTTTAGGCATTATGGTTTTATAATCTGGAGTCATCATTTTAACATATCTTAGGCATTCTTGAAAGTTTTTATTATCTGATTCAAATTTAGTTTCGTAAAACTTAATATTTTTGACTTTTACCATTATTCGGCGAATTAGTCTGTAATTATATATTTATATTTATATTTTCAAATTTAAAAACAAATGATGTATTAATTTTTGCGAGGCTTAATTTTAATATAAACATTTGATTATATGTATAATGGGGTGGTGCGAGATGATACCAAGGACGTGTAGCTTACCGGTAGAGCGTTGGTCTTATGAGCCAAAGGTAGCGGGTTCGATTCCCGCCATGTCCAATTTTTTTTGTATTTTTAATATTTTTTATTGGGGTAATTATTGAATGAATAATATATACCACTGAAATATAACATTTAATGTTTAATATATTGCTATTTTGGCTTACTATAAGCAATTTATTATTAAGTCATGGGTTCGACATAATCACCAATAATCAAGTAAGAAACGCGATTAAATATTGGAAATATTACAAAAAAATTAATATTGAATCTGCTAATATTATTGATATAGATATGCAAGGTATTAATTATGCATATACGACAACAAGTTATAAACTAGAAAATAAACAAATAGTCGCGGTTTCAACTATCTTTATAGATTCGAAAATGTTTAATAAAGCCCCCTTGGCGTTATATAATGTATTACTACATGAAATAGGACATTATATAGGGAAATCCCATAGCAATGATGTTAAATCCATAATGAATTATTCGATAAAGGTAGATGCTGATAGTAAATTAGTTATAGAAGACAGACCAAGATTTTTAGGAAGTGTTGATATATGCGATTAGTATAGTGGTTAAAGATGGTGTTAAAGATGGGATTATGTCGTTATAGGAGTTAATGACATATTATTTATCATAATGAGTAATTTATTATATTCTTGTTTATTTGAATATAACATATAACCTAATACAACCAATAGTATAATCAGAAATAATATTATTTTTTGCAATGTATCATTATCAAATAATTGCCTTTTTTCTTTCATTGTATCATAAAATTAAAGATCTTATTTCTATATATTTCTTATACTATAATAAAGAATTAAAATCATTATAAAAAGATATAATATGGCAACTAAATCTAATTTATTATTAAATGCAAAATTGGCATATTTACTATCATCATGTCATAAATTTACGGATTCATTTATGACCATGATGACTAAACAATTCGAAGAGGGTCATACTTTAGCAACTAGACATTATTTTAATCTAGTAATAAAATTAAAAGAACCCACTAATGGAAAGTATAATAATAAGTTTGCGATTGACCAAGTGGAATATGAATTTGCAGGAACTAATGATATAGTAATAGGAACCGCTTTACAAGCATTTAATACTCAAAAACTTTCATGGGAAATTTCTGAATTGTGTTCTAATCTGAATAATCAAGGAATAAGTTTAACGTATAATCAATTAATATCGTTATTAACAATAGCCGCCGTGGTTAAATATTATAAGTACCATAAGTATAAATATAGTTTTTTCCCAATAACACTTGATTATGGACGTGGTAAGATGCTACATCAAACCGCTCTTATAATAGATTATAAAGGTAGATTTATATACTATGAACCATATGGTAAATATATGAAATATGATAAATCATATGCTGAATGCGTTTGTGATTTATTTGGAGCATTTGCAACTTTGCAGTTATTTGAAACTAATGAATTCGAATCTCTGACATATCACAAATTCCTTAATTTAAGCGATGGAATCCAAAATATAATAAGAACAAAAAATAATGCATTATCTAAATATTTTGAAGAATCTTATAAAAATATAACTGAAGAAATAGGTAAATTAATGCCGCAATATAATGTTAATAATAAAAAAACGATTGATGCAACCGATTTAACAATAAAAGTCATTGATTTATTGTCATTTATGAATTATATTTCTGATAACGCTGCTAATTTATCATCTGATGACTTTACTAAGTTCATGGAGCTGATGAATAAAAGTATAGAATTATACCATAATTACAATTCAAAAACATGTGTGACAATTACACTAATAGAAATGAATGAATTTTTCAAAGCATCTATTCAAAATGATACTGGTATCTCAGAAACTATAAAAAACTTATATGGAGAATTTGACATAGAAAAACCCAATTCCGTTTTAATGGGCAAATTAAATGCGTTATTAACTGTATTTCATAACCACGCGGAAATATCTGAAATAATTAATGAAAATTATAATACAGATACTATGTGTAACCGATTTTTTAAATAATCAAATGAAATAATATTAAAGATATAATGTTATCTATAATATTATCTATAATACTATCTATAATACTATCTATAATACTATCCTAAAAAATGCATTTAAAATTAATAGTATCTAATAAACCAAGTCATTTAAACAAAAAGCTCATAAAGTTTTTTGAAATAAATTTATTAAGTCTTAATAAGGCATCTATAACTTTTGATTTTGAAGTGGCTCATCCTAAAGATATCGAAAAATATACAAACAAAGGCATTACTAATTATCCAGTATTAATAAGCAATAATTCCAATATCGTAGGCGTTGAAAAAATAATAGATTTTCTCAAAAGCGCCGTAACTAAGCATAATGTTAAAGTTACATCAAAGTCTGATAAAGAACGATTAGATGATTTTTGGAAGCAAACTCTCGGTAAAATAGAAAAAGATGACGGAGGAAATATTAAACCCGAGAAGGACGATTCTGAAGATAATGAAAATTTACAACATAAAATTCAGGCGGCGTTTGAACAAAGGAATGCATCGACCGCAAAACCAGGAAAATTTAAGTCTTCACAAGCAATGGCACAGGGTATGGTTCAACAATCGCATGTTAGCAACAATGAATCAAAAAAATCAAATGACGACCAGAACACAGTAAATATAATAGCAAACATGAAAAAAAATGGAACGGCAACTATGGATGACGATTTAATGTCTAGATTTTTTGAAAATCAAGAAGAATCAGTTTAAATTATTTTATTTTTGTTTATATATACGATAGATAATACCCGTAATTCAGTTAAAAATATATCAGTGCGGAATATGTTTGATGTTATATTAAATTATTTCTCATTTAATACCTCATATAAAAGCATAGAATTTAAAGAAGATAATGAACCCATAATTAGATATAGTTTTTTTAGAATATTTAAATGAACTTATTGAGTATTAATATAATATATAATATATTTTTTAGGCGTATGATGAGTGACTGTGAAAAATTAATATCAAAAAAATATAAATTAAGTAAAGAAATCATGGCGGTCTGCTTAAAATCAAATAAATCGAAGCCGCTATCTTGGTTTAAATCAGGTAAAAAAATAAAAGTAAATAATCGCATGCAGGCTGATTATGAATATAGACTTACCTATGACGCTGGAACTAATATTACTAAAGGTAAAAATATTAATGGCGATGAAATTGAATATGAGTTTAATCCAAAATATAACCCGGGTCAGATGATGTTAATGGGCGTGTTTGAGGGAAAGTACTGTAATGATCAAATATTTGAGTTTCCAAAAGAATGGTTTAATTTAGATAAATTAAGTCCTGAATCAGCAGACCCAAGTGTTAATTATTTCGGCGTTAAGTCTAGGCAAAGCCTTCAAGAATGGCGTCGTAAAAAATGGATACCATGTTGTCCCGAAGACCATGATAAACGAGGGTGGTTTGAATGGTATTGCAGGTATTGGCTCGGAAGGCGCGAGCCTAATGTAGACCCAATACAAATAAAAAGATGGAAAGCATTCACTAGGCATTACGGGCAATATATAAAAAATACTAAAGGACATAAGGGCAAACACCCTAAAAGACGACAAGCATTATTACAATGGTCGTATCCATGCGATGATTAAACATCTTTGCCGACATTCCATATATAATCACCTTCTTCCCCATATTTTAAGAAGAATACAAACAATTTAGCATCATATGTTGCTACTGTTGGATAATCGGGTTGTATCTTGGCTCGTTCTGTAAAACTTTCTTCGGAAATATATAATGTAGTCCGCGATTCATCTAATTGGTCGGGCCATATTTTTTTGCCGACTTGTACAGCACAGAAATGCGTTTTCGGAAATACCTTATATAATACATTAAGAATAGTCGCTGATCCGGCTACTAACCATATGCGCTTTGGATTTAAACGAGTCATACGAGCTGATTTTAAAGCTGATTTAATAGACTTATATAACATATCAACATATAATGGTTCATTTCCACCAAATGCTAAAAGATAACTATTCGGATTATCATTGGAATAATCTTCTGCATTTTTTTGTAATGTTTTTAAATCGGCCGGAATTTCATGCAATTCAACATTATCAAATGATAATGCATAATTAGTCAATGCTGTTCTTTTTGCATTTCCCGTCGGTTTTGGTAGAAATAAAACTGCTGTTTTTTTCATTATTTTACAAGAATAAGCTAATGCTATCTGAGCATACCCTTGTGATGGACCCGCATAAACATATTTATCTTTATTTGTTTTTTCTATAAATGGCACTAGGGCCCTTTGTTTTGTGCCACCAATTAATACATCATCCCTAAATACATTATAGTTTATTTTACGATTTTCTACGCGCGTAAAATGGTTAGTCATAACAATAGGTGGGTTATATAATTCTACAGGAGGTTTTTTACATCGTTTCCATATCCACATTGGTTGAGGATTGGCGATACTAATATCGGCATATGAGATAACGCCTAAATAAAATAAATCGGCGATTTCATATATATAATTAAGCATTTTACTTATGTAATGTTCATGTTTAAGCTGATTAATAACTAATATAAAATATCCTCCATTTTTTAATTTCTTATATGTTTTGTTAATCATTGGAATCATAAAATTGGTAAACCATGCGTTTTCGTTTTCATCTACAACTCGGCCATTATTAAGATATTGTTCTATTTTAAAATAAGGCGGTGATGTAAAAACTAAATCGAATTTTTCATTAGGTAATTTCACATCTTGAATCTTTCCTTCTATCATAGTATATCGCTTACGTTTATTTTCAGGCATAAAGAATTCTATCATTTCTTTATACTTAGGATGTAATAAATAATTAGGATCAACGCCCACATATCTTACATCGCACGCCATTGCTGCTATTAATCGGTCGCCCCATCCGCTAGATGGATCCAATACCGATTTGCAATTAAATTTCTTAAGTATAAATTTTAAATTAATTGGTTTAAATGACGAACAACTTTTTATATTTTCGTATATAATCTTGTCTAATGTATCCATGTTTATGACCTTGTATTTTTGAATAGTTAATTCCGCTAGTTTTCTTGTGTTTTTGTTAAAATAGGTCAAGGGGTCCGAAACACTAGAAAAGAATTTACACATCATGCGATTTTCTTCATTAAACATATCACTCAAAGATTCAAATTCAGCATAATCGCTTTTTTGTATTATATACAGAAATGGCTGCCCCAAGAATAATAAGCTATTTTTTGGCATATTAATATTATGAATAGTATAATGTTTATTGAGAATTCTACGAGTATCAAAGACGTCTACTTCTTTTAAATTTTTGAACATTTGTAATATTTCGTCATCCGTATATCGCAGTCTTTTGTAAGGAAATCCTATTAATCCTTTTTGCGCGTCGTTCATGAAATCATTAACATTTTTATATTCGTATGACGTCATTTAATGAAATGTGATATACGAATAATATATTATTATCTTAAAACAAATTCAGTTTTAGTATTATCTTTTTTTACCTTTTTTACTTGACTTCTTTTTTGACTTCTTTTTTGACTTCTTTTTTGATTTCTTATGTGGTTTATTTGATTTTTTTCGCGAATATCCTCCTTTTGCCTCAGTGTTTGTTTCAGAGCTCGGTTCGGTTTTTGTTTCATTGATTAATTCGAATTTTATATATCTATCATTAAGGAAATTAATTCTAGGTTTCAGATATTCTGGAAAATTACTGTTAATCTTTACTGTTGTTAACATTTTGCATCCAGAAAGTAACATTCGTTCTTGCACATTAGGCATAGTTGTAAATGAACTAAAATCGACAGTTATTATGTTTTCGCATCCTGACATCCAATCTTTTCCAACCTCTTTCAAATTTAATAAACCATCAAAACTAACTGTTTTCAAATGCCCGCAATCATGCATAAAATTTTCGCCTATTTTTGTTAAATTTGGTAATCCATAAAACCTAACATTAGCTAAGCTCAAGCAACTATTCATAAAATTATCGCCTATTTTTGTTAAGCTTGTTAATCCATCAAACAGAACATTAATTATTGGTGAATTAGAAAGCCAACCATTTCCAACACTTGTCAAACTAGACAACCCAATTAACTCAATTGTCATGGTTTTCAGAAGACGCCTGAGACCTGTTTTACCACGTACTCCCTTCATCCAATTGTCACCAATATTTGTCACGGGTCCATAACATGATATATGGTGAATAATATCTGTATAGCTATATCTATACGCATTTTCATTGGTAATATAATAAACTGCATAATTACCCGTAATATCTTTTATTTCAATCAATAGATTATCTATATCACCTCTTAATCTCCCATTAATATATAAACCTGATTTTTGAATTTTATTGCCTTTGAAATCTTGAATGTGAATTGTACTATCATTATCATCATCTGTAACCGAATATTCATTTAATATCTTAAAGAACACATTTCTGTTAAAATCTGCGGTGTTTGAATCTTTGGCTTCTGCTTTATATTGTTTATATTTCTCTGAAAAATAATCATTTGGGTTTCTTCCATCATGTGATTTAACCAATTCGCGCATATCTTCGGGTAAAAAATCTTCTAACCCTCTTGAAATTGTAATTCCTCTTTGATCAGTCATTTGTTAAGTATATATATACATATTTTACTTGACTTTAAAATTAATGATATTAATGATTTATCAAATGAAATTTGAATTCATAATAATATATACAAAAGACTAAGACATGGTTCGGCTTTGTATTAATGACAAATGTGCTAAACAGCCTGTATTTAATTTACCGACGGAAACTAAAGCGTTATATTGCTCGGAACATAAAAAACCCGGCATGATAGATGTTAAATCGAAACGATGTATTCATGATAATTGTAATATTAGACCTAATTTTAATTTACCGACGGAAACTAAAGCTTTATATTGCTCGGAGCATAAAAAGCCCGGTATGATAGATATCAAGTCGAAAAGATGCATTCATGATAACTGTACTAAAATACCTAATTTTAATTTACCGACGGAAACTAAAGCGTTATATTGTTCGGAACATAAAAAACCCGGTATGATAGATGTTAAATCGAAACGATGTATTTTTGATAACTGTACTAAAATACCTAATTTTAATTTACCGACGGAAACTAAAGCGTTATATTGTTCGGAACATAAAAAACCAGGTATGATAAATGTTAAATCGAAAAGATGTATTCATGATAATTGTAATAAACAGCCTACATTTAACTTACCGACAGAAACTAAAGCTTTATATTGCTCGGAACATAAAAAACCCGGTATGATAAATATCAAAGATAAAAGATGTATATTTGATAATTGCACTAAACAGCCTGTATTTAATTTACCGACAGAAACAAAAAGGTTATATTGTTCGGAACATAAAAAACCCGGTATGATAGATATCAAATCGAAACGATGTATTCATGATAATTGTAATATTAGACCTAATTTTAATTTACCGACGGAAACTAAAGCGTTATATTGTTCGGAACATAAAAAACCAGGTATGATAGATATCAAGTCGAAAAGATGTAATTTTGAAAAATGCAAAAACGATTCATTATTCGGTTTAATAAATAAAAGACCTCAATATTGTTTAATTCATAAACAACCTAATATGATTAATTTAGTTTTAGAAAATAAGTGTTCTATTTTAGATTGTGATAATGAATATACTTTATTTAATCAAGAAAAATATTGTAATAAACACATTCCAGAAAACCTTTTAAATACGGTTAAAAGACTTTGTAAATATTGTGATATATTAGAAGAAGCGAAGCATATATGCAATGATTGTAAAAAAATTATGCATAAAAAGGAATATGCAGTAGTTCGTCATCTAAAGAAAGTAATCGATTATAAATTTATACATGATTCTAGTAAAATGTTAAATAATTGCAGTAAGAAAAGACCCGATATATATTATGATTTATTGAAACATTGCGTGATTGTTGAAATCGATGAGAATCAACATAATACATATGAAGATAAATGCGAATGTGCTAGATTAAACGAAATAGTAAACGGGATTGGTGGTAAATCAGTAATCGTTATTAGATATAACCCAGATATCGTTAGACATAAAGGTAAGCCATTAAACATAACACAATTAGAACGAATCACATTATTAGTGGATACTATAAACAAAGAGTTAATGACAAACTATGACACATTTGTAATTAAATTAATACAAATATATTATGATGATTCATGCGATAAATATCAGCCGTATAAAACAGAAGATATAACACGTATAATAGCTGTTTAAGCGTGATTTATATATATTTTTTTGAATTTAAAATTAAAGATATCGTTATTAAATGTATATACAACAAAAGCCCCAATTTGATGATGGCCGCTATTCTTAAACCGACTGAAATTGCTATTAATGATAATAAATATTATGAAGCCGATGCTCTAAAAACTTATGATCCGGCATATTTTCATGATTGTTCGCGTTTCATTAAAAGCATCATTAAAAAGAAAAATATAACGACTGATAATTATATTTACGCAATATGGTCTAAAAAAAATTGGAGACCGGTAGAATCGAACACGCCTAAATCAAAATTGTTATTATCGGTTAATTGGGTTGAAAATAATGTTCCTAAGATGTCTAATGGTAAGAAAGTTAATTATGAATTTTTGGAAGCCCCTGGTATTATCCTTTTAGATAATTCCGAAAAATTTAAAGATAACGAAGGTAAAATAGTTGAAATCGAAACCCGAGGTAAGCGGGTTTCGAATAGTATTTATTTTCTAGCGTCTGATGTTTCGAGGGCGTTTGATATGCCTAACTTATTAATTAGTATTTTTAATGTAAATTCATGCTACATAAAAGATGTTCATTATAGCACTTTTATATGCCCTGACAACACACAAGCCGAAAAAAAGGTATTTATTACATATAAAGGAATACTAAAGATATTATTTTGTAGCAGAACAGGTCGGGCTGCCGAATTTATTGAATGGGCTACCAATACGTTATTCACGGTTCAAATGGGGTCAAAGGAAAAGAAGGAAGAATTAGCTTCTGGGTTAATAGGGATTCCTGCAAAATCTTTGCGCGAAGTTCTAAAAACAAATGTTTCATCGACTCCGTGTATTTATCGGTTCGCACTGGGTAC